CAGTCGCTTTCCCTGCATCCAGATTCGGAAGCCGGTACTGTCCATTGTTCTGACGACGGCTGAGGTTACTATACTTCGAAACAAGCAGGTCAAACCTAAATACAGATTAATCCCTACGGCTTCCCCCTGAAAGGCTCTGTGGTTTAATGCGCCGAGCGTGGCGCTGAAAAGAAAAAGACCCACCAAAGCGAGCCTTTGACCTGAGTTATTTTTCAATGTCTGCCACCAAATCCTGACCATCAGTTTTAAGATCATGAAACGGACCTGTCTGATATCATATTCACTCAATTAATGAATGGAGGTCGAAATGGCAGACTTTACGGTTCGTATTGAGTTAAAAAATGCTGATGGTGAAGACTATGAGAAGCTTCATGAGCAAATGGAGGCTAGGGGTTACTCAAGAGAGATCACAAGCGATACGGGGCAAGTTTTTAAACTCCTCGACGCTGAATATGTGACGACAAAAAATTTATCAACCACTGCAGTAAGAGATGAGGTCAAGCAGATTGCTGACTCAGTTAAATCTCCTGCCAGAGTGCTTGTTACTAAGTCAGTAGGGCGAGCCTGGTTCATGGTTCCTAAGAAATAAAATTAAAGGCAGCTGATATTGGCGGCTGCCACAAAAAAACCCCGCCTGAGCGAGGTTTAAATGTTTAAGCTGTGTGACTTCGTAACCACTCTTAGCACAATACCAGGCTAAATTCGTAACGAATAGCCCTTATGCAACTTTTTTTACGATTGTTCTCTGTGTCCACCCATCCATTTCCAGTTCTACCCCAGTCATCATGATGCAAGCATCAATGAAGGTCTCTGCAATCATCAGCTGTTGCCTGATTTTTCCTTCAGAGCACTTATGCCAGCGGGCGATCGTCGATTTCGAGACGTCGTACATGTAATGAAGCATTACCAGCTCCATCTCATCCTGGCGCCTGGCTTTGCCGAGCATCCCAACGGCAGTGTCAATAATCATTCCATCGTTATCACTGCAAGACAGCCGTGATTTACTGCTTTGTGGAAGCAAGCTTTTAAACATTGCACTTGTTGGACACCAGTCAACTTGGCTACCTTCATTCGCAGCCCATCCACCCCAACGCTCGAGAACAAGCTGAATATCACGCATTGTCACACTCTCCTACCAGGTTAAGAATAATTGCTTCGGTCAGTTCGCCGCGGTCCATGAACCGTTCGCCATCCAGTATCCATTTACAGACTTCGATCGCTTCCTGACGTGATACAGGCTTAAGCGTTGAAAGTAGTGGCTCCAGGTATTCTTCGCGGTCATTGATATGGCACCTGCCGCCGTCAGCATATTGATAACCCAACTCCTTCTCCGCACGGTTTCTCATGCCGTACAGCCAGTCCCAGTACTGGAATTCACGCACCACGTCTGAAAGCGTTGCTGGTTCAGGCAAATGCTGGACGAAACCTTTTGAGATGGCTTTGCGTTGCTCGTTAATTTCTGAGCACCGCGCCCCCTTTACGCATTCGTCTGCAATTTCTTGCTCACTCCATCCCCAGTAACCTGAGTAAGCCTCTCCAGCCTCCCCCACCAGCATCAAATCTTCAGCCGGTACGTTATCCATCGCCGCATCGTAACTGCCGAATGCAGCGCGAACCTTGCTGGCCTCTTCAATAGCCGATTTTGCCGCTTTGATAGCACCTGCCGGATTGTCCATCGATATTGTGCCGAAGGCGATCTGGAAGGGAGCCACTCCACTTTTCATCAGGTACTGGCTGTAACGTTCCTGCGCCTGCTTCGGTGTGATTTTCAGTTTCGCCAGGGCTTCCTCTGCTGCAGGCAGGTGCGCCGGCTCATTGGTCCTGATTACCTCTAGCACCCACAGATAAGCGTCAGTCTGTTTGTGACCGGTTATGACGCGCTGGGGTGGCAATGGCTTAGTTGTCGCCACCGCTGTGCCGTAAGACGGTTCAGGGATGGTAAACAGGGCTTTGTGTTCTGGATTGTCTGTGCGCATTATGCTGCCCCTCTTGAATATCGGCGGTTACTGGAAGGTTGTGGTTGCTCTTCACGGCAGCGGTTCTGGGCTTCTGCCTGGTCGATGTCGTGGAAATGTCCATTAAAGAACCGGCGGTATACCGTACCCAGAGCGCCATTCCTGTTTTTGGTAATATTGATTTCAGCGATGCCGCGGGCCGGCGACTCCGGGTTATAAACTTCATCTCGATAAAGCATCATGATGATGTCAGCATCTGCTTCAATTTCGCCCGAATCTTTCAGGTCGGCATTTACAGGCCGCTTATTAATGCGCTGCTCAACGCTTCGTGACAGCTGACTCAGCGCAATAACAGGTGTGCGGTTAATTTTGGCCAGTGACTTCAAACCTTTCGAAACCTCGCCTACAGCCAGATCGTGGCGGCTGTTTCCCTGCAGCTTAATCAGGCGAAGGTAGTCCACGCCTATCAATGCTGTTTCCGGATGCGCCTGCTTATGGCGGATAGCGATCTGCTTAATCTGGTCAACGTTCAGGTCTGTGGCGTCCACCATCCAGATAGGGCGCCCGGTCATCCTGGCAATGCCACTGCTAATTCGTGCCCAGTCTTCATCCTCCAGCTTCTCAGCAGATTTCAGCTTTGAAGCCGAGAGCCCACCAGCCGCAGTAACCTGACGTTCTGCAATCTGGATCGCGCTCATTTCCATGCTGAAAAGTAGTACGCCGCCGCCGGCCGCTGAAACCTTATCAGTGATATCAAGCAGGCTTTCCGTTTTGCCCATCGAAGGCCGGGCTGCCAGCAATACCAGGTCGGTTTCATCAAATCCGCCAGTAATTGCATCCAGCTCCTCAATACCGGTCAGAATTGTTCGCCCTTCACTTCTTCCCTGCACTTTTTCATCCAGGCGGTTGATGATGGCTGGCAGCAACTCATCGATGCTTATCGGCCTCACAGCATCAGCGTCCGTTTCAATGGCAGCCACAAGCGCTTTAACCTCTTCCAGCGCAGCAATGCCGAAATCGCTGTTGGGTGCGTTGTTTAGCTTGCTTACTGCGTCGCTCAGGGCTGACTGTGCATCACGCAGAGCTGCGTTGCGCTTCATCTGCTTTGAATACGACTTCAGCGATGATTTAGCCCAGGCTATTGTTCCAGCCTCATCAATAAGCGACTGATGCTGCGGCAGTTGCTCTCCCAGCAAAATGGGATCGATAACGCCTTTTGTTCTGGCCTGCGCGATTAATGCTTTATAAATTTCCCGGTACTGCCAAAAATTGAAAGCTGTCTCAGGCAGCGAAGAAATAATATCCATGACTTCCGGATCAGCGCCGCGCAGTAACATGGCGCCGATAACGGCGCCCTCCAGTTCCTGATCGCGCCAGAGATTCTTACTCATACCTCAGCCACTCCTTTCTGACTGCGATAGCTCGGCCAGTCGAAAATCAGCGTGGCGCCACCGCCTTCAACCATGCGATCTGTCAGGCGTTCACCAATAGTCGCTGAAATCTCCTGCGGTGCCAGATTGCTGATAAGCACTGTTGGCAGCATGCGCTCGTAGCGAGTATTCATGATGTCGAACAGGATAATCATTTCAGAGTTGCTACCGTACTGAATGCCAACCTCGTCAATAATGAGTAGATCTCGCGAGGCATAAAACTCAATAAGGTCTGACTCGGTGCGCTCACTGTCTTTTTCCCACGTCCTGCGCACCGCACGGATAATCCGCATTACTGAGGTCAGCAGAACGCTGGCCTGGTGGTTACGGATAATTTCCTTAGCCAGCCCTACAGCCAGGTGGTTTTTACCGGTTCCGGGCTTGCCGCTGAAAATAAGACTGGTGCCGGCAGCATACATTTGTGCCCAGCCATCAACGTACGCCTTAACAAGACTGAGGTTTTCCTTCGCTTTGGCATTACAGGCTTCGTAATTACTCAACTCGCATTTCATGAATCGCTCAGGAATGAATGCTTCTTCAAGGAGAATATCCGTCTGAAGCTGGCGCCGGGCATTTTCAGCGTTCTGGATATCCTGGCTGATGCAATCCGGGCACCGGGAATGCTTTTCGCTTACCCTTCCCGCGTACTCATGCCAGATGCGCGTCTTTTCAAAATTGCCGTGAGTTTTGCAGTGTCCCGTCAGCGCCTCTTTCTTATCGAAGCAGCGGTCGATCGGAGAAACTTTTCCACCAGCGAAATCCAACTCTTCCAGCAGATTTCCAATGTGCGTTTTCAGTGAGGCGATCTCACGTTTACGATTGTCAGCCTGATAAATCATTGTTTCACCTCTCTGGCCCATGAAGGCATCTGTGTTGTTCCGTAATCGCGCTCTGCGAAACCGCAGTGTTTAGATTGAGCCGGCGTCTGGTTCACCTTTGCTGATGGCGCATCCCACGATTCTTCAAAGTGACGATCGGGGCCGAAGAACGTCGAAGCCTGCTTAACGAATTGCGTACCTGTATTGCCAGTAGCCAGGACGAAACCTGCATAACGTTGAACGCCAGCTATCATTTCCGCAGCACTCACACCTTCACGAATCCGTGCATTCCATGCTTTCCATGCTGACTGTTTGCTGTTACCGCCCGCACGCTTCGGATAAGCCGACCAGGCCTGTTCAAACTCAACAGAGTAACCCTGACCAGAAACCTTTTTCGGTGTGCAGGCATCAGCCTGTGCACCAATAGATATAGGTTCTTTGACTGGTTCTTTGACTGGTTCAAAAGAGTGACTGATTCTGGGGGCAGCTCCTGCCCCACCCCCTAGGGCAGCTCCTGCCCCACCCCCGGTCATTTCCTGCCCCACCTGGGTTATCTCCTGACCTAGGGCAGCTCCTGACCCACCCTCTGGAGATGCGTTAGCTGCCGGATTATCGAGAGTCAGATAAAACAGGTTTGACTGGTTTAGCTCGCCGTTCTTGCGGAACTCTCTTCTCAATAAACCCATACCTTCAAGTGCGCGAACATGAGATTTGACAGAGGAGCGGGCTATTTCGCACTGATCTGCAACATGTTGGTAAGAAGGCCAGCATTCACCTTTATCGTTGGCGTTATCAGCAAGCTTAAGGAGAACCAGCTTACGAAGCGGATTTCCAACCTTGGTTTTCATTGCCTTCACCATCAGTTCCATACTCATGGCAGGACC